ACACCGCGTCAACGTAATCTTCCAGCCCTTCAACGTCGGCGCTCATCACGCTGCCGTCGCTCATGGCAAGATGGAAACCGTCGCCGTCTGCCTTGATGGCGACAATGGTTAGCCCGTCTTTACCATCCGCACCCTTCGGGCCGGTGTCGCCCTTCTGCCCACGCTGGGAGAACATGCGGCCCTTGCCGTCCCACCAGATGAAGCAGCTGCCACCATCGATGTAGAGGTCGCCGTCCTGGTAATCGTAGCCGTCCTTCTTCAGCCCGGTCCACGCGAAGCCAGCCGTGCCGACCCGCTCCCAGTCATCCGACTTGCCCGGCACCGCGTTGGTGTCGCGCACCGCCTTGTAGAAGCGGCCAATCTCAGCGGTGACGTAGGTGCCCTCGCGATAGATGGCACCCTGCTCCCAGGCTTTCGTTTCCAGCCCGAGGCCATCGAGGCCGCGCTCGCCGGGGTCGCCCTTGGCGCCGCGCAGCAGCGGGACCGTGACGGCCTCGTCGTTGTCGAGGATGATGTCGAAGTTCTCGTCTCCGACCTCGATCTTCTTGATGCCGATGCCGGACGAGCCATCGACGCCGTCACGCCCCCGCTCACCGGGCTGACCTGGGAGGCCGGCCTCACCGGGAAGCCCGCGCAGGACATCGGCGTGCTTCGCCGCCAGAACCTCTGCAACGGCCTCCGGAGCGGCATCCTTGCCGTCCGCGCCGTCACGCCCCGGCTCACCGGGCCGGCCGGGTTCACCGGGAAGCCCACGCAGGACATCAGCGTGCTTCGCTACCAGAACCTCTGCAACGGCCTCCGGAGCGGCATCCTTGCCGTTCGCGCCGTCACGCCCCGGCTCACCGGGAAGCCCGCGCAGCACGTCGGCGTGGGCCACAGCGAGGGTTTTTGCCACCTCGACCGGATCAGCGTCCTTCCCGTCGACGCCGTCACGGCCTGGCTGGCCGGGTTCACCAGGCAAACCGGGTTCCCCTGGATCGCCCTTGAGGCGCGCACGGAATTCCTCGTCGTCCTTCAGCCGCTTTGCAACCTCGACCGGATCGGCATCGACGCCATCACGACCGGGCGCGCCAGGCGCACCAGGCTCACCAGGTGTCAGCTTGATCGCATCGATCTTCTTCTCAAGAGCGACGATGTCCTCGATCAGCGGCTCGACGGCCTGAAGAAGCTGCTTCTCGATCATGCTGCTGCCCTTATCGATTTCGTCCGCGCCGCGTAGAGCGCGCGATACAGGTCCATGTCCATTTCCTTGGCCGCTTCCGGCTCAACCGCATCCGATGGCGCGGGAGCAGGCTCGGGTTCAGGCTTGGCCATCTCGTTGGCCGCCAGTTCCGCCAGCAGCGACACAGGCGTGTTCTGGCGCTGCATGAAGATGTCGTTGCCGCCATCGACTGGCGACAGGCCCTCACGGGCGCGAGCCTCGTTGGGCGTCATCAGGCCTTGCGTCAGGGCTTTGGTGAGCCCGTCCACGCGGCCTGCAAAGTCCGTCCGCAGCAGGGCTGCCGTATCAAGCTCAACCCATTCCGTGCCGCCGTTCAGCCCGAACAGTCGATCAAACGCCCGTTCGATATGCTCAAGGTACGATCCCAGCGACATGGACAGGAAGTTCTGGATCAACGTCTCGGCGTTGTTCAGCGTCGAGTGCGACAGATCACCCACCAGCGGCGGTGGGACACCAAAGACGCGGCAAATATCCTCGAGCGACATGCGCTGTGCTTCAACAAGCTGGGCATCCTGTGATGTGACTGACATCGGCTGGAACTTCATGCCGCCGCCAAGGACCGGAACCCTGCCCTGCTTCATGCCGGCGGCCTGGTCCTCAAATGCGGCACGCAGCGAGGCCATCTGCTCACGGTTCAGAACCTGGTCCGTGGAGATGATGCCGCTGGGGCGATTCATGTTGCTGAAGAACGAGGCCTGCGTCGAGGACAGGGCGACGTTGATGCCGATCGCCAGCGCAGCCGACTTGATGGGGCTTTCCCCGATCAGCGGATGACGCGGCGTGTGGAAGCGCAGATGCAGGATGTCGCGAGACGGAGCGATGTAATCCGTGCCACCAGGCGCCAGCGGGGAAGATCCGACCGCGTAGAACACTTCGCGGGTCACGTCATCGACAAGCGGGGAGCAGGAACCACGGGGCAACAGGTGAAGCGCGTTCACCTCAGTGCGCTCGTTGCGCGCGACAATCGCAAAGGCCTCTCCGTCGAACAGCGCCGCGGCGACGAGGTTCAGCAGGAAGTCAGGCGTGGTCTGATACGTGTTCGGATTCCGCAGCACCCGGTAGGCCGCGGAATTGATGACCTCCTCAAAGCTCTTGTTGGCCTGGCGAACGTGCTTCGGATAGCACTGGCCCACCGCACGGGAGATCGCCATCACGCAGGCATAGACCGCAGGCACATGCCGAGCCCCGTATCCGCTGATGTCGAGGTTCCGCTGCCATCCGTCACCAAGGGGCTCAATGCTCCAGGGGCGGCCAAATTCAGAAAGCCCGTAGAACGGACCACGATGCGAACCTTCAGCCCGCAATAATGATTTGACGCGGTCCAGAAACCCCATGATCAGCCCTCGTCAGCGACGGGTTCGGTTTCCGTTTCTTCCAGACGCACCTTCGGCGGGCGGCCCGGCTTGCGCTTCGGCATCATGTCAGGCAGCGGCAGCATGTTGCGGGTCATGTAACCCTGCACCATCTCTTCCGCCGTCACCTCTTCGTAGATTCCGGTGTGGACCTTGTCCTGAATGGCTTTGCCATCCGCGACCAACGCATCTGCGTCAGCGCGGGAAATCGCATAGGCCCGCTTGCCAATCGCGGTCTGCTTCATCAGGACGACGGTCATGGTTTTCCTGTTCCGGTGCCGGTTCCAGTGCCGGTGCTAGTGCCTGTTCCAGTGCCAGCTGCATGGGGCGTTGTGAGCGCGTCATGACGAGCCTGCGCTTTCGGCGGCAGCGTCATGTGGTTCCGGGTCATGAATCCCTGGGCAATCTCGCCATCGGTGATTGCTTCGTAGATGTCACGATACATCGGATCATGAAGTGCCTTGCCAGCAGCAACCAGCGCATCAGCGGCAGCGCGAGTACTGGAGGTCGCCATCTTTCCGATGGGTGTCTGCTTGAGAAGGACAACGGTCATCGATTTTCCCTGTCAGTTGAAGAAAACGACGGGGCCGAAGCCCCGCCGTCTTACGCAGTACTACCAGGTGATCGCGGTCGTCTCCTGGACGGCCGCGGCGCCGCGCATCAACGCCCAAGAGGTCGGGGCGATCATGCGGATGCCGATCGAGTAGGTCTGCCAGAGCGAACGAGCCTGGAAGCCCGCCGCAGCAGCGCCCGTCGAGCCCGCAACCGCGATACCGGAGTTGACCGGAACCTGACCCGCAGTGCCGACAGCGCCGATCGCAGCCTGCGCCGCCGTCGCTGCCATGGTCGGGGCAGCAGCCGCAGCGTTCGATTCCACCACCGTGGCAACGTCCGACACGTCGAACATCGGCGCATCGAAAGCCGTGGCGAAGGTCGCCGCGTCCACCAGGATGGCGGTGTTCGCCGGAACGTGCTGGCCGGAAATCAATTCGACGCCGAGCAGGCGACCCGTGGCGATCTCGTCGGCAAACGCGCGCTGTCCAAGGGGGTTCATCATCAGCGACAGCGAGAGACGGTTTGCCGTGTTGATGATGAGGACCGGACGCGCACCGAGGCGGGCGTTGGTCATCGCGGTGATCATCGCCTTCATGTCGGCAATGACCGCAGCCTCGCCGCCGCCAGCCGTACCAGCCACACCGGCCACACCGGCCAGCAGGCCAGCAGGACGTACGCCAGCCACTGCGGCGCCGTTGCTGAGAAGAGCGGCGTCGAGAACCTGGGCGTAGGCTTCAGACAGCGCGTCACGAAGGAGACCTTCGATCTGCGGCGTGGAACGCTGGGCCAGTTCTGCGGTGAAGGTCGAGATCGCCGCCAGCTTGTAGCGGTTGATCTTGGCCGAGCCGAAGGAGAACTGGGTCAGCGGAATCGCGCCGGCCTCGCCAACCCACGCGGGTTCCGACAGCGAAGCGCCGAGGGGGTTCCGCATCGGGACGGTGATGCTGTCATAGCCGCCGAAGGACAGGCGCATGGAGCGCGATGCCAGTTCTGCGGCGACGGACACGGTGCGGAGGCTGTCGAGGAAGCCCTGCACGTCGGACTGGACGAGTTCCTGGGCCCAGCCGGCGGCCGAGGTCATGGCCGGGTTGACGACCGACTTCGACACATAGTCGAGGGAGGCCGACAGATCGTCCTGGCCCTTGTAACGCTCCTCGAGAACCTGACCGACCGGCTTCTTCGTGGCGAAGGCCAGGAAGTTGGCGGCGGCCATCTTGAAGATGAGCGAGCCATCGCCCTTGCCGTCCTTGTGCTGCTTGATGACAGCGGGGGCAGCGGAATCGGTCACGGGCTTCGCGCGGCTGGCGAGGGCAGCTTCGGCCTTCTTCAGCGCGGCGACGGTCGCGGCCTGCTTCTCGACCTTGGTGGAGAGTTCCTCGACCTGGAGGAGGAGGCTTTCCTCGTCGGGCGCGGCCTCGAGGGCCTTGGTGGCTTCGACCAGGCTGTCCTTGAGCGAGACGAGTTCCGTCTCAGTCGCGACAATGCGATCTGCAATGTTCATTTGCGGAGTTCCTTGTTCGCTCGCAGGATTGCCTGGCGAGCGCGGGTCACGGTTTCGTTGGGGGTGATGCCCGCTTGGGCGGTTTCCGGCTGATCCTCGATGACTGAGGACAGACCGAAACTCTTGGCGATCTGCACGGCGCGGGGATGCGCCGGGACGCTGACGATGCTGCATTCCATCAGTTCGATGGACTTGAAATGGATGCCGCCGATGTCGTTGAGCTCGCCCTTGCCGCGGAATCCGATGGACGAGGCCAGCGGAACGCCATCGGCCAGCAGCTGCTTCACCATCTGGGCGAGGTTGGTCGATGCGAGCTTGATGTAGCCGACGAGGCGGTCGCCATCGGCCTTGAGGTCGGTCCAGAAGCCGATCGGCTTGTCGGGATCGTGCTGCCAGAGGGCGATGACCTTGTCGGCCTTGGCGGCAGCCTTGTAGGCGGCGGGGTCGATTGTGTCCTTCACCCGGTCAGGGGTGGCAGCGGACATGACGAAGCGGGCGTCGAAACCGGATGCGGGGTCGGCCTTCTCAACCGTTACCGGGAGGTGCTTGGTTTGCATTCGGCGTCCCTGAAGTCGGGAGCCGGTGAACCGTCGCTCGATGGCTTTGAAATAGACTTAGCGCCCGCAGCAGGGCTGCGGACGCTCAGAGGGGGTCTGTTTCGGATTCCGCCCATAGTTGGCGGCTAACACATTTGCATTAATCTGTCAACTGCGGGTGCATCACGCGTTCTCAAAATAAGACCTAATGGCCTGTTCAACCTGAATCAGAGCAGCATCCCAATCGCTGTTATCCCCGCGCCGGGCTTTGGCACACGTCTCGGCGGCGAGCTTCAGACCATCTACCGCGGCGATCTTGTTCTTTTTGACGGCCTCGTCGCGTTCAAACTGAACACGGCGCAACAAGGTGGCAAAATAGACATAATCATCTTCCAGTTTATTAGCCCGCTTCTGCAGTTTTTCGATCTTGCGAGCCTGTTTATCAATTGTGATCGCGGCTTTCTTCCAGTCAGGATCTTCAGTCATCTTGCACACTTTCCTTTGATTTTACGTATCCGGGTCTTCCACCACCCGGAACGTCCGCTTCAGGCGGTCAATCGGCACGTATTCGA